TACAAATGTATAGTCATTGTCTTCTGGCACAGGCCATACATTTATAGTTGGTCTTGCTGCTTGTCTGTTAATCCACACTTGATTAGGTCTACCCTCAGTGTTCTTATTTGAGATAGTAGCGTAAGTAGAAGCAGATATTCTGCTGATATTGATATCTTGTTGATTAGTTCCTGTGCCTGTCCTGATGACTTGCTCAATCAAATCAATCGTATTTGTAGGTAAGTTATAGGTAATAGTTCCTTCAGTGAGAGATACACTACCTTCTTCAATCGTCCAAAGATTAACACCACGATTAGCCCACTCTGCAGTAAGTAAATTTAAACTTCTACGAGCTGTACGTAGGTCATATCCTGTACGTAACTCTGCACCACATCTTTCAAATGCCTCTTCAACAAGACTATTTAAATCTAAATCAAACGTTGTTGTTCCTGATGTAGCCACTATATTATCCTTCCTCTTGTTCTACCACGTTTAGCTATACCATCACCACGATGGGCTTTGACTTTTTTAACCCTACCACCTGCTTTCTTTTTAATTTTCTTTTTAATTTTCGGTTTAACTTTTTCTTGTAAAAATTTCTCTACTTGAAAAGCATCTGGAATAAGTCTAAAAAATTTAGGAAGTTTTGTTTCGGATTCTACTAATGAACCAGGACCAAATGCATCTCGTTGCATATCATAGCCTTTTTCTTTAAATTTCTTTAAAGCTTTCTTTTTATTTTCTTTCTCTTGACTTTTTAATGATGCCATTATGTTTTCCTTTTCTTCCTTCTAGCTGCTTGTACTCTACGTGGCTTACCAGCTGGTTGCCCAAGTCTTTTCTTTTGAGCAATACGTTTTCTTTTCTCTGACGCTGTCATTTCTCCTGATGTCTTAGGAGTTTTACTTGACACTCGTTTACTAGGTCTGCAATAAGGTGTACCACGTTTCTCACCTTTTTGACGACCACAGGCTTTGCCTGTTCTCACGTCTTTCCAGTCTTCCTTAAACCATCTCTTTAAAGCAAGACCTTTTTTAGTCTTACGGACAGCCACTACTTTTTCTTCCCACCTTTACCGTAGTTAGCAGCACCAACTTTACGGCATTTAGCTATGGCACCTGAAGCGTAAGCACTAGGAAAAACTCTATATCTAGCCTTAACTTTATGATAACACGCATCTTTGGTACTACCGCCTTTTTTAAGTTTTAAGGCAGCTAAAGTTTTTGCTTGTTTAGCATGAGACTTGGAGGCTTTCTTCAAACCTTTAACGACTTTTTTAACGGTCTTTTTAGCTTGACCACCTTTTTTCATAGGAGTAACTACTTTAGGTTTACCTTTTTCCGACTCTGGAATTTTAAGTCTTGGGTCTGGAACTACTTTAGATTTGCCTATTTTACGCTTTTTAGCTTGACCCCCATTTTTCATAGCTATGGGTCTCATTATCCTACTCATACCTCTAGATTTCATCATAATTAACGACCTGCTCTTGTTTTACCTTTCATCGCAATACCATCACGAGGACACTTACCAGCTTTACCACCATGCTTCATCTTCTTGATAGTCATACCGCCACCCATCATTTTCTTTTTGGCCATACCGCCTTTTTTCATACCTTGTTTCTTTTTGACTTTTGCAATGGCAGCACCTAGTTCTCCAGCTTTCATAGCTGCCTTACCAGCTTTCTTCATACCTTCTGTTACAGCTTTTTTAACATCACCACCTTTCTTCATAAAGCCCATTTTGTTACGAACTTCTGTTGGTAATTTAGCTAGACCTGGATTTTTTTCTTTATCTACAGGTTTCATCATTTTCTTTTTAGCCATACCACCTTCTTTCATCTTTTTCTTTTTAGTCATACCGCCACCGTACATCTTTTTCTTAGCCATACCACCATACATCATTTTCTTTTTCTTACCATGTTCCATTTCTAATCTCCTTTATTTACCGAGCCACCAAGTCACTAATGACCCAGCTATCACTCCAATTATTCCAAAAAACCACACAGCGACTGCTTTACCACCTCTAATCTCTGCGAGGGTCTCCTTAATGTCATCAACAGACTTGTCCATTTTATCGACTTTGACAATGATATGGTCTATATCCTTCTTCATATGCTCTATCTCTGCCGAATGTACTGCTATTGTTTCTTGCACCTTATCTTCCATATTAACATTTCCATCTCTTACGAGCTTGGCGTAACCTTGAGTTTGGATTCTTAGCTGCCTTTGGAAACTTCTTCATCTGCCCTGCACTACGTGCACAAAATGATTTACGTCTCTTAGCAGCTTTAGAACCTTTTTTAACTTTTCCAGTTACGGCTGTTTGTAACTTACTGCCTGGGTTGGCTCTACGATAGGCTGCTACACCTTTCTTAGTCATCCCTGCTCCAGCTTTAGTCTTTCTAAAATTACCAGACTTGACTGAAGTTTTAATCCCCATTCCTTTTTTTCTGGTAGTTGCCATACGACTTCTACGCAAAATAAAAGTGCATCATGTCTACTGTTCCAATGGTATATTTAACCGACATACCACTGATAAACAAAATGCCATTTTCAGGAACGGTGTGGTCAATAGTTGTATTATCTGTACCTATTGTCCTTGCCTTAAATAAAGTACTGCCTGACTCTGGGGTGCCATCAATAAAATCAATGACTCCTGCAGAACCACCAGACACAATTTGATACCCTTTAAGTTTGACACGACCCGCAAATACAGCTTGTGCTGCACTGGCAGTAGAGCCCACTTTTAAGTTTGCTGCAAATTGTGCTGAGCTTGTCACGGAAGTAACTGTTTTAAAGTATTTAGTACCATTAACAGCTTCAGCTGAGCCTGTAGATGTAATCACCTCAGTTAAAGAATTATCGAATACATCAGTACCAACAATAGTATTAGTTTTACCATTGTCTCCTGTACCTGTTGTAGTGACACTTAAAATTCTAGCACCACCTGACGCAAAACTTGAGTTTGCAATAGTGGCTGAAGTATCAGGTCTTGCTGCGGTAACAATAAAGTCATCATCTGCTGCAACTTCATCGCTGATAAAAGTTACTTTAATATCTGAAAGCATATTCTTTCTCCGTTAGTTATTAAGCTTCGTAACCTTTCAACTCAATTAATAATTTACCCGCTGTATAATCTGCATCTGTAGTTGCACCAAGAGTTAAATATAAAAACTCATTAGCAGCAGGTACGGCTGTAAAGTAAACTTTAGTACCTAATGCTAAATCACCAGAGTTCACTAATAGTGTTTCTGTTAAGTCACTGATAGCTCCATCTTCAACTCCTGTACTTTCTGTAGCAGAATGCACGTTGATATCTGCGTCTCCGCCAGCAGGTGCTTCAAAGCACTCCATACTACCTGTTAAGATAGTACCATTTTCTGCAGCTGTGATTTGTCCGATGTGACACACGTTACTTGTGCCGTTAACACCAATAATATCACCTGATGCAGTTGACCTTAAACCTGTTAAGTCAATCAAGATTTGTGTAGTAATAACACCACCTGACCTAAATACAGAACTTCTGTAAATAGTTCCTGTACCACCTGTGATACCTGTACCAGCTTCTGTTGCTAATTTGTTAGCATCAAATGAAGCGATACCACTTGAGTTTATGCTTGATTGTGTTGTGATAGCTCCAGTCGTTGCGTTTTTGCTGATAGTAGTAAAACCACCTTCTGACCTGACTGGGCCTGTAAATGTTGAATTAGCCATTCTATATTCTCCATACAAAGTTAACGCTTATCTATCTTGTATGCGTCTGTCGGGGCAGTTAGATAAGCTTGTTTCCCGATATTTAAATTATACGCTTTTTATAGAGAAATAAAAGAAAAAAGAAGCTCCCTACGAGAGATAGTAGAGAGCTTCAAAGAATACTTAGAAACTATGAGAAAACTAAGTATTCAAAACACTTAGTGCATTAAGCACCTTGTGAACCCCACATTCCTAGTGGGTCTGAAAAACCGAATGAATATCTTTCACGGGCTTTGTATCTTACATTACCTGTGTCGAAATCACCGTCCATAGATGTAGTTAATGGTGTTCTTACAAAGTATTTCATACCATTTGGTACATCAGTTGTTAGGAAATACGCATCAGTATCTGTTAGATAGTGATTAATTGTATATCCTTCTGGTATCGCACCGTTGTTTTTCAACGCGTTGATATCGTTATCAGCAGTACCGACTCTTTGTTCAGTATCTAATAAACGTGTTGCAACGAATTGTAAATCTGGTGGAATAATTAATTTACGTGGTTTAGCAGCAATCAACAAACCTCTTTCATCTGTCCATCCAGCTATTTGAATAACTGCATTTTCTAATGAAGATTCATTTAAGTCGGCAGCGACTGTTTGTGAATTGTTGTTTGTACCACCTGACACTAATGGATGGTCTGTAGCAAATAACGCTTTGCCATCACCACCGTTTGCATCAGAGAAACCATTGTTTAATACGTTAGCAGCTTTTACTTGTTTAGTATTAGCCATTGAACGTGCTAAAGCTTTTGTGTATCTCGCAGATAAAGTATCGTAAAGGTTATCCTCTACAGCTTCTTCTGTTAGTGAGAAACCTAAAGCTATGGTT